GGTTTTCTTCGTATAAAAAAGTAGCGTGCAATTCATCAGTCGATGCAAATCTGTAAAACTCTACTTCTTTACCTCCAACATCAAGTAAAGCATCTTCTAAAGCCTCACTATCATTATCAACTCTTAAAACTGCTTGATACCATTGACCAACTTCTAAGGACTCTTTAAGACCATCTATCACTATCTTTTTGTCAGTAGATAGGGTGCTATCAGATAAATCTTTTTTAGCTATATAATTATCCATAACTAAATCATTTCCGCGGTAAACCTTAAAGGATTGTGCTTGTAGTTCATACACTCTCAAACCATAAGATAGATTTTCTTTTAACTCTCCCGAATTATTAGCGACTCTTATCCTACCGTCCTTGATACTATCTCCTTGTGCTACAAAATCAGCGTACCAATCATCACTCTCATTCATTTTTTTTAATAAAATATCTGTTCCAGCATCTCCCATCTTATATAATGCTAATCCCTCGGGAAGAAAATTACCATCATCTCTAGCTGATATTTTTATTCTATAAGCTTTTCCCATCTCTATCTTATAGTAAGTTGGCACCCAAGTTGTTATACGGTTATCTCTTTGATTACTTGGTGGTTTTACTCCATAGTAAACACTTCCATCGCTATCAAACATCCTTATAGCTGTAATTGCTGTGTTTTTATGCTCTAATCTCATACTCAACCCTCGATGATAAAGTAAAAAGTGTTAAGGTCTTTGTCAGATAACTTATCGTAGTCCTCTTGGGTTAAAGACACCATTTTAGGGATATCAGAAGCCTTAGCAAGCCCAGTCAAGTCAGATTTAAAAGCCACAGTATCATCAACAGATATAGTATCCCCGCTTTTAGTAAGTCCTTTACCAGCGGTAATAGTAGCATCAGACCCGTCTTTACCAGCTTTACCTGGTGGACCAGGAGGGCCCTCTTTCCCAGGCTCACCTTGAGGCCCGACATCTCCAGTATCACCTTTAAGGTCAAGCCACTGGCTTGGAGTAAAATCATCAGCAGTAAAAGGGTCACCTTTCTCTCCTTTTGGACCTCTAATCAAGGCCTTATCTTCTTCCGATAATTCATCCACTTTGATTTCGCCTATAGTTATATAAGGCAAATCAGCATACTTAGACCTACCATCACCCCTCTTTATACGGGTAGTCCCTTCTTCGTCAGTTTCTAGGGCTAGCTCACCTTTCAAAAGTATTAAGTCAGAGGCTTCCAGTTCCTCTTTAGTACCATCGTAAAACTGAAAACGCCCTTGTATTACACCAGTAGACATTAATCAACCACCTTCCAACCAGCAGGATAAGCAGTCGGACTATAAGCATTATTGTCTATCACAGACTCATAGACCTTGCCCTCAAACTTAACCTTATCCCCCTTTTTATAAGCATCATGGCCACCTGTAGGCTGCTTAAAGTCAGGCACTATCTCCACCCCATCAGTGGTCTTAGGTGCAGTCACAGACTTAAATAAAGCAGGCACACTATCAGGAGTCCAATCACTTTGCGAACTATGGTCTTGGATTACCTCCCAAAGCTCATCATTATATTTAACAACTTGCCCTTTGATATAATCCACACCAGCTTGCCAGTCATCGTAGATAGATATAATATCCTTATATTCATCGGCAGGTATATCAGACTTAGATACTAATTTCCTAGTAGCCTTTTTTATATCAGCCACTTCAACACTAGTGTTTTCAATATTTTCTCTTAGTTTTTTAAGTTTATCACGTCTACTCATCACTACCTCCTACCAGTGCATCAAGGTCAGAATTAAGTTCTTCTATAGTCTTAGCTTGGTCTTCAGTTCTCTTTACATAGTCAGCCACAGTTTCTTCGGATCTGGCCAGCTTTTCTTCAAGGTTGGCCACCTTTTCTTCCAAAGCTTTCGTATCAGGACTTTCTATTTTTATTCCATTAGCATTTTCTTGCACAGAAAAAGGGGCATTGTATAGCCCCTTTTCTCTTAATTCTTCAATATCATTTAAAGATTTTTGGTTATATACTTTAATCAAAAGAGCCTCCTATAGCACTTATATATGATTGCGCCTTAGCATCTCCACGGCTAATAGTGACTTTTATGTCTACACCTGCTTTTTCTGCTACTTTGTCTTTATTAGTAAAATTAAAGGCTTTATTAGCCGTTGTCATAGCTGTAGCATCTTCCCAAGTTGGGTTATCATCAAAAGAGTTATTACAAACCTCATACTTTACATCTGCTCCCTTGGCTACATAAACACCGGCAGTAGATATGAGTACACGCTTAGCTAATCCATCAGTTTCTATTCCTTTGCCCGCAAGCTTCATAACTAGTTTATCTACTACTCTAGTAAAAGTTAAAGTACGACTAGAGCTAAAACCCTTATCATCCTCTACTACAATCCTAATAGTATGCTTGCCACGATCTATTTTAAACATATCCATACCATCTATCTTGATAGTTTGATTAGCCCCATCACTTATAGCATGTCTGTCCTTTAAAATCCTATCATCAAGATAAACAACCGCAGTCATCTTATCTTTTTCTGGATCCGTAGCCGACCATGAATATTCCAGCGAGTTTGTCACTTCTCCTAAATCCTTATCCCTATCAGCTATAATAGGTGGCATATTATTACGGATAAAAGTCACACGTCTAAAGGTCGTAGCAGTACCATCAGTCGCCTCTATCTCGATAGTATTAGACGCGTTGAGTTCTAGTTGTCTAATTTGTTCATCTGTTATAGTTATCCTATACTCACTGCCTAAAGTAGCATTGTTAAGGACACGGATGACCTCGCCATTGACTTTTTCTATGACGTCTACCTTGTCATTTTCTCGGTCTGTCACAGAGTAAGTATAGCTAAATGCAGTGTTTTTAGCACCTAGATTTTCATCCTTGCCTGATATGACTGGTGCAGAGTTTACCTTGTTAAAAGTATAGGCTCTTACAGTAGATGCATCGTGGATATCTGTAGCCTTTATCTCGATAGTATGACGTCCTATCTCATAGTCCTTGATTGCTATAGTAAAGTATCGCCTTACCCCTAAAGTACTCTTGCTGGAGCTTTGTTTGATAGCTCCATCTACTTTAATCTCAACCGATACATCATTACCCTCAGCATCTTGGACTAAATAATCAACCTGAAAATCCTCGAATTTAGCACCCAAGTCCATATCTGACCCCGATATAGTAGGTGCAGTATTAGATTTGGTAAAGTAGTAGGTACGACTAGCACTAGCGTTACTTGTATCAGTGGCAGTCACTGTGATAGTATGATCACCTAGTCCATAGTCTTTTATACGGATAGGCACACTGTGATTTTGGTTTAAAGCCATGGCTATTGGGTACTGGATAACTTTTCCGTCCACCATAATATCAACTTTAACCTCATCATTATCCTCATCGCTTACACGATAAGTGATGTTAAAGTCATTGTTTTGATGGCCTAAAGTTGTAGTAGACCCAGTAATAATAGGTGCTCGGTTGGCATATCTATCCCATTCATACCAATAACCATCTTTCGTACCATTTCTTGGATAGGTGCCATCCTCTGCTGTAACTTCACCAATATATTTCCCTTTAGTATATTTAGGAGTTACACGTTCTGATTTATAAACTTGTTCTGGAGTAGGTAATAACCCCCCACCTGATGTATATCTCGTATACTTGACAACTACATTTTTAGAGCTACCACCATAGGCATAAAAGGTCCCACTTGGATAAGTGGAGCCACTCATGGTAAAAGTCCCGTCATTTTCATTAAATGTAAAGTTCGAGTAGGCGGTGTTGCTATCATTATAAGAATAATAATAAGGACTACCGCCATCTACCATTTTATAATTTGGATTTAAATTTTTAGCCTCATATTTTTTATATATAACTTTAGCCATCTACACCACACCCCTTCCATTTACTTCATCATAGATGCCTTCAACAATTTCTATATCCTCACCGATATTTTTAGCATTAGCCACAAAAGAGTTATAAGGCATATTGTTATTGTTTTGTCCGATTAGGGTAGCCACCTGTACTTGCATAGACCTTACTATATCGCTCATCTCTTGTATTTTTATAGCATTGATAAGGTCGTTCCACTCCATCTGCCCTAAATTTTCAGCATTAACAGGAGTCCCCTCTTGCACTACAACTCCATCAAATCTTATATGCTGGTACAAGGGATTGCCATCAGGGCTAGTTCCTACATCTTTTTCCTCCCTCACATCAGAAAACTCAGCTAGATGGTCATACCAACCAACCAAGGATATACTTTGCGATGCCAGGTATTGCAAAGCTTCCTCTTTGTCATAACCCTGCTCAATTAACTGATAATACTCAGCCAGATTAAATCCATTAGCCATTCATAGCTCCTTTCAGTTCAAAGACACTTATAGGGTTTTGCACTTCTTCTTCGACAATCTTTATCCAAAAGGTACTTATAATTCCGTGGTCTATAGTTTTTACTCTTCCCTTAGGTTTTGATATAAGCACATTGCCCTTATCATCCAGCAATCTTATATCAGTTATTGTTCCGACACCTTTGCTTGTATTTACTAGCACTTTTAAAGTATCTTTTTCTAAATTTTTTCTTATTATTTGCACTTCTTCTGGATCTTTACCTTCAAAAACCACAACAGCAGTTTTTATCTCATCCTTTATAAATTGGCAAACATTATTCATCAAGTATTCACTTAGCAATTAATCATCACCTCCAAAATCGATACGATTTTCAGCACCAAAGTTTTGTACATATATATAGCTAGACTCTTCAAGGTCACGCAGTTCGCCCGACTTATAGCCATCTCCAGCATTACCGTAGTAATTATTTGCATCATAGTTACCAGTTTTAGCACCAACACCTATATAGTAAGGCTCGTCCACTGTATATGGATAAGGTATATCGCCACATGGATGTTCCCCGCATAACCACATCAAAAAAGAGCTATCTCCACTACGTGTTTGTAGTTTCATAACTCTTGCAAAGGTCATATTTAAGTCTATCCATAAGTGAGCTGGAGTTACCTCCATCAACTCCCTTATTAAAGCATCCATATCTAGGTCACCATTTACATATAGGTCTAGCAAAAAGCCATACTCCCTATATTTTTGCTCGTACTGGGCTGGGAATCCTAAAGACTGACAAATCTCAAGCACAACCTCCTCCGTGGTCGTACGTTTTGCCCTCATCTTTAAAAGTATCCTAGCTATCCTCTCTTCGGTCGTACCTTTATGGTCTAATCCGTAGTCTGTCTCTAATTTACGCAAAAAATAATCGGGATTAGCAGCCTTTGCTATCCCTGATACTGATTGACTATTTTCAAAGTCGTCTATTAGTTTGTCGATTAGTCCAAATTCCTTGTCCTCAGCATAAAATGTATCATCTAGGTCACTTATCTGTCCTATAAATGTAGGTAATCTTCTTTTAAAACGGTCACCCCTCATGATAGTTCTACACTTTCTACAACTGGTACTTCTTCTGGTCCAAAGCTAATGGAATCTGATCTATCATTGACTGTAAGCTCGATTATATCCAAGACTCCATCTAAGGTATATAAGATATCTATTACCTTAGCCACTGTCAGCCTATTAGCCTTATATGATATATTTTCATCGATGTAAAGTTGCAGGGCTACCTTTAAAGTTTCTGCAATCATATCCTCCGTATAGTACATATCATCTACCATATTGATTTTAGCCTTTATATTAAGGCCCTTAGTTTTAGCAGTAGATACAGTAAGCAAAGCACCAATAGGCGCTAAAGCCTCACCCATACGCTCACCCTCATGGTCTATATGATATTGGACCTTTTTTATAAGGTCGTCACCTGCCACTTTTTGATTACTATCAAGGATTGACACTTTAACAGTACCAGGCCCATCCCAAAGTGGGAATACTTTGACACGACCAACACCCTCGACCTCCATAGCCCAGTGCATATAGTGGTGCTGATTACCTGATGTACCAGGATACCTAACCCTCATTTGAGTTCTAGCTCTAAGGTTAGCATCAGTCTCTAAATCCGTACCATTGCTTATAGCTTTAGCATTGGTAACCTCTCTTATACCAGGTGTGGATTGAAACTTATATATAGATCCAGCTGGGATATTAGATAAGCTACCCGGCTCTACTGCTTCAATTGGCAATACACATTGACCATCTTCTATTCTTCCTGATCTAGTAGTTATATAGCTAAAAGCATCACTAGCTACAGTTAAACCTGCTGGGATAAAAGTTCCCTCAGCTCCTAAAAAAGTTACATATCCTGTAGCTTTAGTAGGCTGTTTTCTAAAAACCCCCACATCATTTGCTTTTTTATCTAAAGCATCACCTTCTGCAGTCTCTATATAGTGTTGACTATCCAGGTACTCTAGTAGGTTATAATATCTTTCTAGCTCTTTACCTACTGCCTGGATATTATCACTAGCAAAAGACCCCTCTATCTTATTTGGAGGGTTTTTAAGGTCTGCTTTCATTCGTGCAATTATTTCTTCGCTTGTAATTGCCGTTACTAGTCTATTTTTACTTGGCATTCTACCCTCACAATCTCGTCCGTAAATGTTGTCGTATAGTAGACTATTGCCTTAAGTCCACTCTTTACTCTCTCTAACTTTATATCGTTGATTGATACCATAAAAGGATGCACCATTACAGCCTCTATGATATATCTTTTAATCTCGGCTTCTTTTAGTTTGGAGCTTACAACCTCCCCTATTAGGCTATATATTTCTGTGCCAAACTTATCAGTATAAGCACTATGCCTAAATCGGTCTGTTATCATGGCTTTATATAGCCATATCTTCATAGCTTCATTGCCATAAACATAATAGTGGCGTCCATTTTTAGTAAGCAGATCGTTATTATCAAAATCATAGGCATACTCACAAAAACCTTCTTCTAAAAGCACATTATCAACTACTGGTATATCAACGATATAGTCCATACTGTCTGGTAATATTGCCATAGATATCACCAACTCATAGGCGGTCTATTTATTTTGTCATAATTATCTTTTCTGACCGTCTTATTCTTATCTCTATGTGTCTGAGCATTAAGTTCTTCATCATCACCAATTTTGATAAGCCTACCATGGACTATAAAAGAGTCCCCTCGATCTGTAACATCGATAAGGTCACCCACCAAAAACCTACGCTCATAATTATCAGGCTCAAGCTCCAAGTCCCCTATATCAAGATAAGCCTCACCTTTGCCTTGGCCAATATTTGTAGTAGATACCCCCTCAGGATTGTTATCCTTAGTCTTTACATGAGTTTCTACATCAATTCTTTCAAATTGGCGTATTCTATCTACTGCTGGTAGGTACACAGTGAAGTGCTCAGACGAGTATTCCTGGCCATTAACCTTAAACTCAAAGTATGGGTCAATGGCGGTCACTATTCCTATTTCTGTCGATTCTTTTCTACCTTCTAAATCTTTTATTCTTCTTGTTATCCTATCCATCAAGCCCCCTTAAATCTAAAGACCCTATATCCACTACCAGGACCCGGCACCTTCCCATACCTAACAGATGGTGGTGTGGAATGAATTACTTCGCCGCCTCCGAGGTATATCTCCACGTGTTTATTAGGATTACATATTAAATCTCCACGCTTCATGCTACCATATGGCACCTCTACAACATTTGGATTGCCCGGGATTGTTTGAGTTACCCACGCCCAGTTTGTATCTGGCAAAATGCCCATTTGTCTACCAAACTCATAAGCAAAAGATGAGCAGTCAAAGTATCCTGGTCTCATACGATTAGGCTGTGAGTATGGAGTTCCTAATTGCTTTTGAGCCCATGCTATACCTTTCTCAATGTTGGCACTACCCTTGCCTTTACCGGCAGATGGACTATCGCTATCTTTGTTCTCAGATTGTCCTTCTTCTTTTTCATCCATTTCAAACTCCGTAGATAGGGTTAAGTTGCATATATGGGTACCATCATTGATTACATGCTCATCATCGATGATATAAAACTCACCGCTAATCACGTCGGACTTTACCTCTATTGATTTGCCAGTAACCATATCCCAGGAGCCTATGCACTCTACATCAAGTTCTTTTTTTGCCCCTGCCATGATACCAGGTATATCTTCTTTCTTGCCTTTGATTATCTTTTGGATTGCCCCATATCTTTTTTTAGATGCAGGATCAGACTTTTTTTCTTTTTTCTCATCCTTTTCATCTTCCTCTATGACTTTAACCTCATTTACTAAGTCATCTAAAGACTCTTTATATGATAGGTCTAAGAGTTTACCAACTACTGGCTCATCTAGTTCTTCTAGCACCACATCGACTGTATCGCTAGCTTCAAAAACATTTATCTTATCCCCGTCGGCTACTAGCTTATACTTCTTGCCATTTTTACGACTTGTCTTAGTATAAGCATGCATTATAGCATCATATGCAGTCATTCCACGGCAATTATAAGTATCTTTTAAGCCTGGAGCTAGATTACCAGCGGTAAGTCCAAGATCTCCTATAATCTTTTTAGCTACTGCATCTGCAGTCATATCATTAAAGACTTGGGTCTCAGTTTCGTTTTTATTTAGATAGATCGACCTATCATAGCCTACAATATCAAGGCTAATCTCATTTATAGATGCTTGTTTTTCCCATACAACAGCTTCCATAGCTTGCTTAGGTTTATCATCTTCGATGACTGTTATATCTAGAGTATCACCTAGACCCACTTTAAAAGTAGGATATTCTTCATCTACATCATCTCTAATGATTTTCATATCAAGCGTCCTGGCACACTCTTTGCTAGCGCCCTTTATCTTAAACTCACCCACTACATCGGATATATCAGTAGTCCCACCATCACTACCTACTGCCAATACTTTGACCTTCATCATTTCTTGACATCCTTGTTAGCTGGCAGTTTTAATTCTGTACCTATCTGCAAGGTACGTGGATTGGTAATGTTATTTAGCTTTGCAATCTCCTGCCATCGCCTAGGATTGCCTAAATATTTAGCTGATAAGTCCCAAAGAGTATCCCCTTGCTTTACCTTATGGCGGGTAGCTCCAGACTCTTTCTTTTCTCCTGGCCTATCCTTTAAGCCCTTTTTGTTTTTAGCTGACTTAGGATTAGACCTCTCCACATTAAGATAAGAGTACTCTATAAGAGATAGGGTAAAGGTCACATCTTTACTACCATCCATAGACTCCATACCATGGCTAAAGTCTTCGATTGCCATAGCATAGTTTATATCAGTATCGACTATAACCACCCTTATAGGCTTGCCAGAATTTTTCCATTTCTCAATCATCTGGATACAAGCCTCAGGCTCGGGATAGTTTTTATTTAGCAAAAAAGGATAGTCATGGGCGGGGAATACGCTATTGATCGTGATAGATTTTAAATTCTTTTTACCTATAGCTAGTACCTCACCAGTATTTATTGTTGTAAAGTTATAAGTATTGTGAGGACTAGACAAAGTCCATTCTTGGAGCGGATATGGGAGTTCTAGGACTTCCTTACGCTCCTCAAAGCTTAAAATACATTGCTGCATTAGTAGCGCTCCGATATTTTTTTAAGCTGTCTTCTTATTTCTTTAGCTATTTCTTTTGTATCAGTAATGCCATTAGTATTAATAGTTACATTGATTGTTTGCATTAGATATTCACCGCCAATCTTCTTAATTGTCTGTTAACTTCTTTTGCTATATCTTCGCCATTTTTATTAGCACCATTGATGTTAATGGTAGGACTTATAGTTACATTCTTAGTTTCTTTATTTTGATTTTTGTTATTGATTTGTTTTTCAATAATTCGGTCAGTTTTGCCTGCTGGATAAATCTTATCCCCACGAGCCAACTGGATCATCTCTTCCCCACGCTCATTGACACGGGTCATACCCCCACCAAAGTAGGATGTACCTGTTGCATGTCCAGTTATTTTAGACTTTATACTGCCTACAGCGTTAGATACTGCTCCACTAATCCTGCCTGGTAATCCAGATAATGCACTTGCTGCATTATGGACTGCACCTACTACACTTTCAAATGCCGATTTTACGGCGTGTACTGCTCCAGTTAATGCGTGGAATACCCCGACTGCTCCGTTAACTACTGCTGTAATAGCGTTAAAGGCTGCAGTTACTACTCCAGATATTATAGATGCAATGATCTGAAAAGCTGGAACTGCAACTGATAATACGACAGAAGCTATTGCTGTTAAGGCTGGTACTACACTTCCCATTATAAAAGACCCTATAGCTGATAAAGCAGGCAGTACTATTGTATTGATAAAACCGCCTATAGCTTGTAACGCTGGAACTGCTACGCCTATTATAATAGTGCCTAAGGTCTGTAAAGCTGGTGCTACATTAGCTTGTATCCATGTAACTACCGTTTGTATTGCTGGTACAACATTAGCGCTTATAAAGTCAGCCACTGTCTGCATAGCCGGTATTACATAAGATTGTGTTATATCTGCTAGGGCTGTTAATGCACTTACAATTATATTTATAGTGCTATCTAATAATGATCCTCCAGCTTCACCACCTAGATTAAATATTTGTCCAAAGGACTCTTTTAAACTACCAAATACAGTTTTTAAAGGCTCTATCATTTGTGATAGTTTATCACCTAAAGGTTTAAATTTATTGCCTAAGTACTCAAACCCATTCTTGACTTTGTCAATTGCTCCGCTTGCTAATTCTCCTAGCTTATCTCCTACCTTGCCTGCTGCACTTTCAAAAGGTCCTAAAGCAGCTATAACTCCTTGGATCATTGGTGTTAAGCCTGCAAATAGTCCGCCATTGTTATCTGATCCGCCTAATAATCCTGCACCTATACGTCCTAAAGCTGCTTTTAAGTTGTCTTTAGCTGCTCCAAAGGTATTATTCATTTCTTTTGATACATTACCAGTAGCAGATTTCATAGCCTCAGAAAACTGATCGAAAGATATTTCTCCCTTGCTCATTTTCTTTTGTACCTCTTCCACTGAGGTGCCCATAGTCTTAGCTAAGGCTGGTAGTAAAGATATACCTCTATCCATTATTTGCATAGCTTCATCACCTTGTAGGTGACCAGTGGTTTTAACTTTATTAAAGATTGAGCCTATTTCGTTAAAATCCGATCCTGTAGCTGCTGCAGCATTGGCTATATTGCTTAAATGTGCTTCTAGTTCTTTACCTGGTTTTATACCTGCTGCTACAGCATTCGCAGATGCTGTCATAGCATCACCATAACCATAAGCTGTACCTTTTACAGATTTCATTGCACTATCAGATATGGAGTTTACAGTGCCTTTATCATATCCAAAACCTTTTAATTTAGCTTTAGATGTTTGGATATTCTCAAGTCTTGTC